ATCTTAGAACATGATGGAACAAGTTTCAGAGGATATTTGAACGTTAATTCTTCAACTGATCCAAATGGACCTCAGTTCAGTGCAACGGCGCCAACTACACAGTCAGATGGCACACCGCTTGTTACTGGTGACTTATGGATTGACACATCAGATCTTGAAAACTATCCAAAACTTTACAGATATAACACATCAGCAACATTAAGTTCTACTAACACATCAAACCAAGTTGCAGTTACAACAACTGGAGCGGCGTTTGAATTAATTGACAACACTGACCAAACAACGGAAGACGGAGTGCTATTTGCAGATGCAAGATATCACACCGCCGTAGAAGCAAAACCAGGTGATGGTCCAACAGGAGCTGGTACTGCCTCATCAATTAAAGATCTATTAAGTGACAACTTCTTAGATCCAGATGCACCAGATCCAGCGTTATATCCAAAAGGTATATTATTGTTCAACACAAGACGTAGTGGATACAATGTTAAAGAATACAAAAACGATTACGTTACAACTACAAAATATCCAGGTTCAGGAAGTTCTGGCTTAGGAAACATTAGACAATCTAATGAGTCAGTTGTTACTTACTACCCAGACAGATGGGTGACTAAGTCAACTAATAAAGCCAACGGAGCTGGAACATTCGGTAGAAAAGCACAGAGACAGGTAGTGGTAAATCAACTTAAAGCTGAGATAGCCACAAACCAAGCAATTAGAGAAGACCAAAGAGCTTACAACGTAATTGCTTGTCCTGGTTATCCAGAACTAATCTCTGATATGTTAAATTTAAACACAGACAGAAACTTTACTTCGTTTGTGGTAGGTGACACTCCATTTAGATTAACTGGCACTGCAACTGCTGTCAGCAACTGGGCTAATAACACGGCCGGTGCAACAACAGACGGCGAAGATGGTCTAGTTTCAGGTAGTGAGTACCTAGGCGTGTTCTACCCATCAGGTAAGACCACAGACAACGGAGGCAAAGACATTATTGTTCCACCTTCTCATATGATCATGAGAACATTGGCCAACAACGATAACAT